CAAAGACCTACCCGAAAACTATCAGCTAACTTTTTCTAGGTCGGAAGAGTCAACGACTAAAGACCTAGATACCGCACTTAATAACGGAATGAATTTGGCTGTAGTATTCCAAAAGGAACTACCCAAAACTTGGTACGGATTGCCAGTGATTGATGGCACCGCAAACGATTGGAGGTTCCGAGATCCTAACCCTTGTATAGTTGGGCTACTTGCTAAGGGATCCGCAAAGAATGACACGTCTGGGTTCGTCGTCATTCAGTAGACTGTTAACCAGTGGAGGGGCGGGGTTGGTTACCCGCTCCTCTACGCAACCTAAAAAAAAATGAAAGAAACTATTACTGGCTGGTTACAATTTTTTCTAATGGTGTTTTTAATTTTGTTAGGGTTCGGGATCGTCTGATGCCCGTACCTTACGTCCGTACCTAGAGGAGTTTTAATATGAGAGAGGAAGCAGACCTAGACGTAACGATATCAATAGACGTGCATGCATATGAAGATGAGGATCAAACTAAAATTTTTATTAGAAAGGTTTGGCTAGAGGATGACACGATAGATCTTATCTGGCGTGACGTTGACAGAGCAATAGAAAAAAAATTAAAGAAGGCAGAGCAGGTTGACAAAGAGGTAGAATGAGTTAGATTTATAGTGTTAATAGTCTAATTTAATAGGGAGAAATCATGGAGGAACTACTTAAGGATAAGACGACGCCGATCTGGGTGTTGCAATTAGCACACCAGTTAAAAGAGATCGACATCGTCGATGCAATCCACGGACTGGAAGCTGTAACGGATGCACTTAAAAAAGAATTTGAAAAGATGGTAGGGGAGGTGCCATCATGAAAAAGTTTAGATTCACTTGGTCTAGAACAGATTCATTCGAGCATACTGTTGAGGCTGAAACAGAAGAAGAGGCCCGAAAGATATGGAAGAAAGAAAAGTATGAGGATCCTAAAATTTATTGTGGTGAGGATTGCGATGAGTTTGGATTAGTAGTAGAGGAGGTGGCATCATGATAGAGATACAAGTGGATGGATTCGTTGTGGGCTATGTGGAAGAGTGGGTGTACGACCTACTCTATCCCATTCTGGAATCGGAATTACAGCAGGGAGCAAATAAGCTGGTCGAATCTCATATAGAAGACGGCCCAAGCATGAAAGATCTGTATGGGTTTGTTAGGAAGTGACTGGGACTCTCCCGCCCAGTCAGGGGTCGGCCTTCGGGTCGGCCCCTTTTTTTACGTCCGTACCTTACGTCCGTACCTATTTTTTTTTAAAGATATTTTCTGTTGACAGCACAAGGGTGTGGTGACCTACCTTGCCAACCTTATAGTATCATTGTAAATTTCTATCAGTTAATTCAACCGCCATTTAAAAAAGGAGAATGACCAATGGCTAACGTTAGAACAACACTGATCGGCGGAACAAAGGTTACTGAGGAGCAGGTTCGGAATTCAATCACACCACCAGAGACTCGGTCCCATGTTCCGCTACCGCATTCAGAGTTTCTGGACATGGTGCATAACACCTTAGATAGTTTCGGTTGGGGTATCACTGAGCAGATGTTTGCTTTGGAAGCGGGCAAGCTACCAGTTGGAGATCAGGACGTGATGTTTGAGTCTGCTAGGATGTTCGGTGTCCTAAAGATTCAACGTGAGGACGTGGCAATTGGGCAGGACTACAGCCTAGCTATCGGGATCCGCAACTCTCACGATAAGACCATGTCAGCGGGTATGGTTGCCGGGTTGGTTGTGATGGTCTGCACCAATCTAGATTTCATGGGCGACTTCTCGACACGTCACAAGCATAGCGTGAACGTAAGACATGTACTACCACAAAGGCTCTACAATCTGGCAGGCGAGATTGACGTGGCACACACTGACCACCGCCAACTAGTCGAGTCCTATAAAGCAACACATTTAGAGGACAACGTGGTGCATGACTTCCTAGTGAGGTTGGCAGATGAGGGTGCGTTCCCATGGGCATACGGGCAAAAGATTCTTAAGGAATACCGCAACCCTAGGCATGAGGAGTTTGAGGAGACCACGCTATGGGGATTCAATAACGCCACGACTGAGATCCTAAAGGATAGGAACATCAGAGATCTGCCGACATCTATGGCTAGATTCCATAAGCTAGGAAAGGAATTAGTCCACCAGTCAGGGACATGGGTAGATGAAAATCAGCTAGAGATTGTAGTTAACTAGCGAATAGAAAAGGGAGTCAGTCCTTCGGGACTGGCTCTTTTTTTTTACCGGTACCTCACGCCCGCACCTCACGCCCGTACCTATCTTTTTTTAAAAGGCGTCAGCCAATGCCCACAAGCTACCGCAACCTACCATGACATAGACCTACTATGGTAGTAAATTAATACATGTTCATTTCAAAAGGAGAATGCCATGAACAAGAGAAGATTCCATAAGAATCTCAATAAGGGATGTTGGACTATGAAGGGTAGCGATTGTCCCACTACCCACATAGCACAAGCGTATCTAGAAAACGTCACGATCCATCAGCCAAACCTACAAAGCAAAGCGGTTCGGACTGTTAGGTACGATGGCGGTCATAGGAGTGTGTTCGCTTGGTTTTGGTCTAGCTATTTTGTCCTAGGGACTGACACGTTTCTTGCCATACCGGCCGAAGCTAAGCGGGTACGCTACAACCCTAGAACGGATGACTACTTCCACATAGACGGACGGAAGGTAGACAATCTAGCTAGAGTGTGGCTGATGCCAACGGGTAAGTGTTGGGCAATCGAAACTTTAAAGGGAGATTAAAATGCCGATAACTACTGAGCAGATTTATGATGTAGCCGTGAGAGTAGAGTCTTATGGTGAGAACGTTGGGATCTGTACCGCTTGCGGATATGAGCAGGACGGATGCGAGCCTGACGCCGAGAACTATGAGTGCGAGGATTGTGGGGAGCGTAAGGTTCAGGGTTATATGAATCTGATTATGGGAGTAGGATTCTAAAAAAAAGACTAGGCATACTCCACTACGCGTAGATGGCAAGGCCTAGTCGGGGTCAGTCCTTCGGGGCTGACCCTATTTTTTTGTCCATATGTGAACGTCCGTACCTATATTTTTTAAAAGATTGTATGTCCGTACCTATCTTTCTTTAAAAGATAGTACGTCCGTACCTATCTGTTTTTAAAAGGTGGTGCCGGAGTGGCTTGACGATGTGACAACATCATTGTAACTTGGTCGTGCATTCTCCCTAGTAGTACTGGGTGGGTAGGTCTTCGGATCTGCCCACCCATTTTCTTTGTACCCTAAACGACAGGAGCAAGACAATGGAATGCGTGATCTGTAAGGATCCAGTTACTGGCTACGGACACAACGCTCAGCCAGTAGCAGAGGGAAGGTGCTGTAATACTTGCAATGATATCGAAGTCATGCCGATGCGGTTCAACCTCGTGTTTGGTGGAGAAGTGGAGGGCTTCGCACCTGACTGGTCGCGGTACATGAAAGGCTCTCCCTCTGAACCGGTGTATTCGCAAGAGCGAGATGAGAGCAATTGACCCGGTACACAAAGCCTGACTAGCAGGCACAAAAAAAGGGAGGGACTATTTCTAGTCCCTCCCTCCTCGTGTCCTATCCCTTTACTTATCCCTCCTCTCTAGGATCCACTCCACGATCCCTGCCACGGCTAGGAATCCTAGCATGCATGCTAGAGCTACCACTACGAACAGACCGTCTTGGTCGTACATCATTCTCCTCCCTGAAAAGATTCAACTGAACATCTCTTGGTGACTGGTCAGAAATTTCAGCCAGTACAGTTTTAAGTACTTCGCTAATGTGGATCACGGCATCCTCCTTTGAGGGAGGGACTATCTCTAGTCCCTCCCTCTAGTGGTTAGGTTAGTTAGCTTGGCCTCGACTCAAGGCTTCGGCCAAGTCTAGCTCCATCCTCATCTTATCTACTTCTTCAGTGATCTGTTCAGCTTGCTCAAGGAAAGCTTTCTTCTCCATCAGCAATTCAATCCCTTTCTCTCCACCTTCAGTAAAAAGGTGTTGAATGAGATTGCCTCTAGCTTCTGACAATTCCCTGCATGGCTCAGCGGATCCGTCCTCGGCATTGTTGACCGCTAGGATTAGCTGAAGGATATCCCAAACCCAATTAGCCATCTCAGTGTGATTGTCCATCACCTTCTCACCTACCTCGCTCATCTGCTGAGCGAAACCTTCTAGGCGTTTCATTATCATCTTTTCGTCAATCATTTTGCTTCTCCCTTGGGAGCGGGTCTCTCGACCCGCTCCCTGTTATCCCTAGGATTAAACTAGGTTTTGGTTAGTGATTACTTTCGACGTTGCTACTCGACCTATCTTCAGCATCGTATTCTTTCCTTTTGATGCCATGACTCTCGACACAGCGGGGACAGTCTGCTGTCTCAAGCAATGGTATGGAGAATCTTGCTCTACATCATCAGCAGGGATCTCCAACCTTCTGTCGAGGTCGATTCCTGAGAACCTCCACACTCCTGCCTTGTTTTCGTGCATCCCTAGAAACTCGCCCACAGGCTGGAGGCCAAACGGCTTCTCAGTTTCGGGGTTGATCTCGCGGATGTACTCGACGTTCTGGAAAAGGATCGGCGCGAAAACGCGCTTCTGTGGTTCAGCATCCTTTTTCCCTTGGTACATCGTGGTGACGACCATGGCAGTGTCGCTGTCTAGTTTGTCTAGACATTCTGTAAACGTGCCATTGTGTTCCGCAATGCTCATGACTTGCGACTCAAAGTCTTGAACATCAGCAACATCAAACCACTTGTTGCCGTGCGATTCTGTTTGCTTGTGCATGCTCCCTCCCTTCTTTGTTTACAGGCTCACATTGTGTGTGCCTTTCTTATACAAGAAAGGTACCATGCTTACAGCGTGATATCAAGGTAGGTAGTGGGTGGGACCACCCCTATTTGCGGGCCACTCTCCCTGATCTAAAAAACACTGTTTTGCTCACTTAATCACTAAAAATGGGCTTGGGACTCCTAATCCCAAAAAAATTTTTTGCAAATTTTCGGCTTAACGGGGTATATTAGATCGTGCCTGACTTACCTGATCTCGAAACTGTGCTGGATGAAGCTGTTAAGGTCTACTTAATAGCTAAGAAACGTTGTGCCCTGATGCGTCACTCGAACACCTCTCCCTTTACTGCGGAGGATCTCGCTAAGAAGTATCCGGACTATTTCGAGCCATTTATTAAAAAGTCCACGGGCGAACACAAGTACAAGGTGATAGGAAAAACTGCTGATGTCATCTTAGAAGAATACCTTGCGCAACTGGGCTATCCTTCCAATAGTGACTTATGGTATACTTTAGCTCACATTGTAATAGAGAGAGGGGAATATGAGTCAGACTTTGACGGAGATCTTGACCGACCGACACGGCGTAGAAGGCGCCATATGCATGAATGATTTTGACGATTGCGCTATAGGAATCTTGGAACGCTTTGGTCTAGATGTGCCGGTAATAGTGTATGATCGCGAAAAAGTAATCGCGAAACTGATGGAGAGGGACGGGATGACGCATGAGGAAGCGGAGGAGTTTTATTACTTCAACCAAGTAGGGGCGTGGGTTGGCGAAGGAACTCCTGCCTTTCTAATTAAGCTGGAAACAAAATGAGTTGGCTTAAGACCATTCCCAACGACCCTAATCAAATAGATCTGTTTAATAACGAATGTGAGGGAATGTGTGGGGTATAAAGAAGTGGCTGATGCTCACACTGCTTTTTTGCGTTGCTTGTACGGCGCACCACCAACCATGCTGGGATGGCCTTGATGCCTTGAATGACAGGTGTATAGATGAATCTTGAGTTGCTGGACGCATTACCGATTGAAAAACAGCGTCAGATACTTGAGTTGGTAGAAGAACTTAATGAGGCAAAAGCAAGGGAGAATTCGCATGAGGACTTCCTCGCATTTGTAAAACAAGTTTGGCCTGCGTTCATAGAAGGCGATCACCACAGGGTAATGGCAGATGCGTTTAATCGTATAGCTAATGGTGAACTCAAGCGCCTAATCATCAATATGCCACCAAGGCACACCAAGTCAGAATTTGCTTCGCATTTATTTCCAGCGTGGTATCTAGGTCGGTTTCCAGACCAAAAGGTTATCCAGACTGCACATACCGCAGAGTTGGCAGTGGGGTTTGGCCGTAAGGTTCGTAACTTGGTTGGATCCAAGGACTATGAAAAAATATTCTCAGGAGTACGGCTGAGTGCTGACTCCAAGGCGGCTGGTCGTTGGAACACAAACAAGGGTGGAGACTATTTCGCTATCGGTGTTGGCGGTGCCGTAACCGGTAAGGGTGCAGACATCTTAATCGTGGATGACCCGCATTCTGAGCAGGAGGCCGCACAAAACGACCCTTCTGTGTACGATAAAACGTATGAATGGTACACTTCGGGTCCGCGTCAGAGATTACAGCCGGGTGGTGCTATATGTTTAGTTATGACTCGCTGGTCTAAGCGAGATCTAACTGGGAGCATCCTCAAGGCTTCTATAGAGCGAGGTGGCAGTGATGAATGGGAGATTATCGAACTTCCCGCCATCCTTCCTAGTGGTAGCCCGCTATGGCCCGGCTTTTGGCCGATTGACCAGCTAGAAGCATTAAAAGCAGAACTTCCGGTCAGTAAGTGGAGCGCCCAGTACCAGCAGGATCCGACATCGGAAGAAGGTGCGATCATTAAGCGGGAATGGTGGAAGGAATGGACTCAATCAAGACCACCGGCATGTGATTTCGTGATTCAATCGTGGGATACTGCCTTCCTTGCAAAAGAAACTGCTGATTACAGTGCTTGCACAACGTGGGGTGTGTTCTATGGCGAAGATGGTGATGCCAATATAATTTTATTAGATGCTTTACAAGAACGGCTAGAATTTCCGGACTTGAAGCAACGCGCCTATGAGATGTACAAAGAGTATGAGCCTGATGCTTTTATAGTAGAAGCTAAGGCGGCAGGTAGCCCTTTGATCTTTGAGCTTAGACGAATCGGCATACCTGTCTCAGAATACACTCCCGGCAGAGGCCGCGATAAAATCGCGAGGGTAAACGCGGTGTCAGATCTATTTCACAGCGGTAGAGTGTGGGCACCCAAAAAACGCTGGGCAGAAGAAGTCATAGAAGAGTTTGCCGCCTTTCCTACTGGAGAGCATGACGACTTGGTGGATTCATCGACACAGGCGTTGTTGAGATTTCGGCAAGGTGGCTTCATAAATTTGGAAAGTGATGATCCTTGGGATGATTTACTGCCGATGCGAAAAGCCAACTATTATTGACTATAAGGTGTTATGTTAGCATAGTGTCTTAGGCGCTTACATCAAAGAAGGATATACATGGCGGTAGATAAACCCCTGCAAGACCTACTGAACCAAGATGATTTTGAAATGGGTGCAGAAGGGCTCACGGTCGTTGAAGAGGGGCTAATTCCAGAAGACTCACTAGTTACTGAGCTTGAGGACGGCGGTATTGAGATTGATTTTGATCCATCCGCAGATGATGAGATGCCTGATGTGGGGTTCGACGGCAACCTTGCTGAGGTTATAGACGATGACGAGCTACAAACCTTGGCAGTGGATTTGGTTGGTAAGTTCGATTCTGACAAAAACAGCAGATCCGACTGGGAAGAAACCTACGAACAGGGACTTGACCAGTTAGGTCTGGAGATTGAAGAGCGCACCACCCCATGGTCAGGAGCGTGTGGTGTATTCCACCCGATGTTGTCTGAGGCCGTGGTCCGGTTCCAGAGTCAGACGATTCAGGAGATTATGCCTGCCAAAGGTCCAGTCAAGACACAATGCTGGGGGCTACAAACAAAAGACCGCATGGACCAAGCAAGGCGTGTCCAAGACTACATGAACTATCAGCTTCTTGAAGTTATGACTGAATATCGGTCTGAAACAGAGAAGCTTTTGTTTAGCCTGCCATTGGCTGGTAGTGCGTTTAGGAAGATCTACTATGATCCGTCGCTGGGTAGGCCCACGTCTATGTTCGTGCCTGCCGAAGATTTTGTGGTTGCGTTTAACGAAGCTGACTTAGAACAGTCAGAGCGTTACACCCATGTAATGAACCGCAGTACAAATCAGATTAGAAAGCTACAGGTTAGTGGTTTTTATCGTGATGTAGAACTCACGACGGGATATATCGAAGACAATCCAATCACCGATAAATTCAATGACATCGGAGGCGTGTCACCGTCAGGGGATACCGAAGATCGCCATCAGTTACTTGAGATGCATGTGGACGTAGACCTGCCCGGCTTTGAAGATGCAGATGGTATTGCACTTCCTTATGTAGTCACGATAGACAAAGCAAGCGATACAATCTTGTCTATTTACAGAAATTGGGATGAAGATGACGAGAACAAGGTTAAGAAACAGCACTTTGTGCATTACGGATACGTTCCCGGCATCGGATTTTATAACCTTGGCTTGATTCATATGATTGGAGGATTAGCCAAGTCCGCGACTAGCCTCCTTAGACAGCTAGTAGACGCGGGCACACTATCCAATCTACCGGGAGGACTTAAGACTCGTGGACTCAGAATCAAGGGCGACGACACGCCCATTATGCCGGGCGAGTTTAGAGACGTTGATGTGCCGGGCGGGGTTATTCGCGACAATATCACCTTCCTTCCTTATAAGGAACCTTCTTCGGTCCTTTATCAGTTACTGGGTAACATCGTCGAGGAAGGCAGGCGTTTCGCGTCTATGGCGGATCTCAAAGTAGCAGACATGAACCAAGAGGCTCCCGTAGGGACCACTCTTGCAATCATGGAACGCGCTATGAAGGTGCAGTCTGCTATCCAAGCTAGGATCCATGCAAGCCTCAAGCAGGAGTACAAGATTTTAGCAAGGATCATTGCTGACTTCACGAGCCCGGACTATCCGTATGAAACGGACGCAGGCGAAGGCATTAAGGCTGAAGACTTTGATGATCGCATTGATGTGGTTCCGGTGTCGGATCCGAATGCTTCTACAATGGCGCAACGCATCATGCAGTATCAGGCCGCTCTGCAACTCGCACAGCAGGCTCCGAATATGTATGACTTGCCGCTATTACACAGGCAGATGATGGAACTAATCGGAATACCGAATGCAGATAAGGTTGTACCAATGCCTGACGAAGTACCTGCTAAGGATCCGATTACAGAAAATCAGGCCATGATGACCCAAGAGCCGGTCAAGGTTTACGAGTATCAAGACCATGAAGCTCACAACCGTGTCCACATGGCACTAAAGAACGATCCTCAAATGGCCCAGCAAGTTCAGAACAGTCCTGCGGGTCAGGCTATTATGAGTGCGTTAGATGCACATGTTAGAGAACACTTGGCATTTATATACCGCAGACAGATAGAAGAAGAACTTGGAACAGAGCTACCACCGATGGGTCAACCGCTACCAGAGGACATAGAAAAGAGATTGAGCAAGCTGGTGGCCGATGCGGCAGACCAGTTAATGGGCAAGAAGCAACAGCAGGCGGCGGCGCAACAACAAGCACAGCAACAGCAAGATCCAATTATTCAAATGAAGCAACAAGAGTTGCAGATCCGCCAATCAGAGGTACAGCGCAAGGCTCAAGCGGATCAAGCGAAGCAAATGCTCGACCAACAAAAGCTCGCGTTGCTTGAAGAAAAACTAGATGCAGAACAGCAGATGGATGCGGCTGAGTTGCAACTAGAAGCACAGAAAGTTGCACTTAAGGCAGATTCAGACCAAAAGATGCGAGAGGCAAAAGAAGAAGCCGAAGGTATGAAACTGATAACAGACTTAGCAAAGGAAGATACGAGTGAGTGATGACGTTTTATCGTTGCTCAAAAAAAAGCTGAGGGATCAGATGAACGAATTGGCTGATCATCTGGCCGTGGGATCCGCGAAAGACATGGAAGAGTATCGTAAGGTCACCGGCATCATCGAAGGCTTGGCTTGGGCAGAACGCGAAATAATTGATTTAGAAGATAAATTAAGAGATCTATAAAGATTGTAGAAGTACCTTTTATCGCCGTATGGCGCATGTTGGACAATTTAACGAGAGGTCTGTATGACTACGCTCGCACAAGAAAAAGAAAATGAAGTTATTGACGTTGAGGACATCACGTTCAAAGATGCAGATGATGACACAAACTTTGCATCGCAGTTGCCTGAGCCAAAAGGCTACAAATTACTGATCGCACTTCCTGAAATTGAAGAAAAAACGGAAGGCGGTATCATCAAATCCGTGCAGACCCAGCACGAAGAAAACATAGCCACGATTGTTGGATATGTAATGTCTATGGGTCCAGACGCTTACGCTAATTTTTCACGGTTTCCTACTGGTCCTTACTGCGAAGTAGGTGATTGGGTGCTGTTTAGAGCGTTTAGCGGTACACGAATCAAAATACATGGGAGAGAATTCCGAATTATTAACGATGACACTGTAGAGGCGGTCGTAGCAGATCCCAGAGGCGTAGAAAGGGCTTAACATGAGCGAGGAAACTGGAAGGATGAGTAGCGAAGACAAGTTTTTGGGTGTAAAAACGACTATAGAGCCACCCGTACAGGAAAGTGTAGAGAAGGAAGAATTAGATATTGAAGTTCTTGATGATCGTCCAGAAGAAGATCAGCGGCCTCCGGCTAAGGCGTCAGACAAAGAAGATGACGACGTAGCAACAGATGAGGAAATTGCCCAGTATGGAAAAAGAGCCCAGAAGAGAATTAAAAAACTCAAGTGGGAATACCATGAAGAGCGTCGGGCAAAAGAAAGAAACAAGAGGCTGGCGGACGAAGCGGTAAACTATACACAGACGCTTCAGACAGAAAACCAACGGCTACTCAAATTAGTGCAGGATTCACAAAAGGCACTAAATGAACACAGCAAGTATGGCGCTACTACCGCATTGCAGATGGCAGAAGCGGCATTCAAGGCGGCACACGAGTCAGGGGATTCTGAGCAAATTGCGGCGGCACAAAAAGCTCTTACTAATGCCCAACTACGAGAAGCTTCGTCTGGTACAGTGTCCCAAAGGGTTGTTGATGAGTGGAAAAAAGAAGTTTTAAATCAGCAACGCGAACAAGAAAGGCAACGAAGCAGAGAGCCACAAGCACAGCCAGAGGCGGATCCACAGGCCGTAGAATGGTCACAGAACAACCCTTGGTTTGGTAATGATACAGAAATGACAAGTTTTGCATATGGAGTGCATGAGAAGTTAGTAGGTCAAGATGGTGTTGACCCAAACACTCCAGAATATTATCAATTAATAGACAAACGTATGAAGGAAGTATTTCCTAATTACTTCGGAAACGACGAGTCAGGCTCTCACGAGCAAGTAGTTGTCGATTCTGCACCTCGCCGTAGAGCGAGCCCCGTGGTAGCACCGGCCACTAGAAATACTGGCGCGGCCCCACGCAAAGTCACATTGACTCAGACACAAGTTGCACTCGCGAAAAGATTGGGCCTAACACCCCAACAGTATGCAACACAGCTTATCAAGGAGACAACGATATAATGGCTGATGAACGCGCTCCACGGGAGCCAAGAAACTTGGATAATCGCGAAAGCGAAGAAAGAGCTAAGGCTTGGGAACCCGCATCAATTTTACCTGATCCTGAACCGCAGGATGGGTGGGTATTTCGCTGGATAAGAACTTCTATGGTTGGCACCGCAGACAACATGAACGTGTCAAAACGCTTTCGTGAAGGCTGGGAGCCAGTGAAGGCCGAAGACCACCCAGAGTTACAAATTATGAGTGATCATAAGTCGGAATGGGCTCAGAAAGGCGGTATTGAAGTTGGTGGACTGTTGCTGTGCAAGGCACCACAAGAACTAGTGGAGAAGAGGCGGGCTTATTACAGAAGTCATGCTGAGTCTCAAATGGCGGCAGTTGATAACAACTATATGCGAGAAAACGATCCAAGGATGCCGGTTCTCGCTCCAGACAGAAAAACTCGTGTAGCGTTTGGCGGCGGAAGCCGTTGACCACTGCACATAACTTAGCAAATAGGAACTGATTATGGCTACTTCAGCTTCACCATACGGTGCGCGGCCAATCGGTACTCTTAGTGCATCTGGTTCTTGGTCCGCCAAGGTCAGACACCTACCAATCGGTAGTGGGTACGGAACCGCCATCTTTAACGGTGATTTTGTGAAGTTAGCGGCAGATGGTGAGATCGAAAAAGATACAGGCACCACCGCGCTAACGGCAGTAGGTATTTTTGTGGGTTGTTCCTACACACCAAGCACAACGAATCAGAAGACGTTTAACACGCAGTGGCCTGCGTCCACAACTGCTACTGATGCGATGGCTTATGTTATTGACGACCCATTTGTAGTATTTCAAATGCAAGGTGACGAAGCACTGAACACCACGGACCGTGGACTTAACGCGTCTGTTGTTCAGACTGCTGGTAGCACTTCGATTGGAAAATCCAAGAATGCCTTGGATGCTTCAACACCAGCTACCACAAACACGCTTCCTCTCCGGATCATCGACTTCGTTGATGGCCCGATGAGCCTTGCGCCAGTTGGAACGACCGCGAGTGATGCCTATCCTGACGTTATTGTGAAATTCAATGCCGCGTCGAGTGGGTCAGCCTCAAATCATTCATACTTAAACGCCACCGGCGTATAATAGGAGACTGACAAATGGCTATTTCACGCGCACAACTCCTCAAGGAGCTTTTGCCGGGATTGAATGCTCTCTTTGGAATGGAGTATGGACGTT